CTCCCGCGGATGAAGGCGAGGTACTGCTCGAGCACGCCGCCGGCGATCGCCAGGACGAGGGCCCGCACGGCCGGCCGCGCCAGGACCCAGAGCGGATAGGCGGCGACCGGGATCGCGTAGTCGGCGGTCGCGTCGAAGAGCCGGCCCACGGCGTCGAGGGCGAACGCCTTCTTCTCGGCCCCCGACATGAGCCGGACGCCTTCGAGGGCGGGGACGACGAGACGGAGCAGGGCGAGCAGGAGCTCGCCGAACTCGGCCCACGTCAGGCCGTCGGCGGCTCGGGCCTTGGCCGTCTGGATGAACTTGTAGACCTGGTCCAGGATGCCGGACTGCTGCCCGGCGGCTTCGGTTGCGGCGGCGGCGGTCGTGGTCACTTTTTTCGTCTCCAGACGGCATGGGCGGGGACGACCTGGCGGCGACGCTGCCGGCAGGTCTGACACTCGACGTAGCGGACCTGGCGGTCGCCGGCCCGTTTGCTCGACTCGACGCGGCAGCGACCGCCGCATGTGGGGCAGGTGCTGGTCACGCCTTCACCCCGACGACGTAGATCTCGACGACCGCGACCCACTGGACCGTGAGGGAGACGGAGGCCCCGGTGGCGGTCGCCGGTGTCGAGAGCGTGATCGCCGTCCCGCTCGTGATGCTGGCGACCGTCGCGCCCGCGGGGATGCCGGTCCCGGAGACCGCCATCCCGACGACCATCGACGCGGTCGACGCGAGGCCGGTCACCGCGGCCGAGCCGTTCGTGGTCGCCCCGGTGGCCGAGATCGCGGTCGCGTTGTTCGTGAACTTCACCGTCCGGGACGATGCCGTGACGGGTAGCCCGTCCACCGGCGCGTAGTGGATCGCCACGCCGAGCTTGCCGACGTTGTGGCCGGGGATCTGCGACCATCCGTTCGTCGCCCCCGGCTCGACCCGCACGGTCGCCCCCGGCGACGTGTTTCGGATGGTCAGGCTTTTGATCGACGCCGGGGACGCGTAGACCAGCGAGCCGAAGATCACGGACTCGAGGAGCGAAACGTCGAGCGTGGTCGACGCCGCCGCGTTCAGCGACAGCGTTCCGGACCAGTAGAGGTTTGCCTGCCCGGTGCCGCTGCCGTCCGCGAGGTCGGTCTTGAGCGTCAGGTCTCGCGCGAGCCTTACCTCGCCGTCCGCGAGTAGCGTCCGGAACTGGACAGAGCCGGTGTGGGTGAGTGTCGAGGGCATATCGGCTCCCGGTCAGACGTGGGCCTTCATTCGGGCGACGGCGGCCGCGGCTGCGGCCCGGGCACCGGCCAGGGACGAGACCCGCAGGGCCCGGGTCGGCTTCGCGTCGGTGGCCGAGACGATGCCCTCGGGGTAGTCGTCGACCCACACGTCGACCGCCAGGCCGGCGGCGGCCGCGGCGTCCCGCTTCTGGGTGCCGGCCCCGCAGAGGATCAGGTCGGAGACCTCGAGGTCGGCGAACGCGAGCCGCAGCTCCTCGCGGTTCGCCTCGTCGTTCTCGCGCCGCGAGATGCAGACCACGCGGTTCCCCGCGGCCGTCGCCATGCCGACGAACGACCGCCAGAGGCCGGGGGCCGCGGTCCAGGTCCGATCGTAGTCGAGCGAGATCACGAGCCCGCGGCCCTCGCTCCTGTGCTGGACGAGCCCTCGGGCTGCCTTCCAGGCGGTCAGCGAGCGAAGGCCGACGGAGCTGTTCGGGTAGGCGGCGTGGGTGACCGGCGACACGTCGAAGATCGCCGCCTCGGTGATCGTCCGCGTCACGTTCCCGGCGGGGTCTTCGTCCCACGACTCCCCCCGCGCGTCCGTCAGCGAGAACGCGAAGGACGACCCGAAGATGTACCGGTCGCGGATCAGGGGCACGACCTCGGCCGTCGTCGGCGTGCCGACCGGCGGCGTGGCCCGGAATACGAGACCCTTCTCGGTCTCCTGGATGTCGAGCGTGCCGTTCGTCGTCCGGCCCAGGACCGCGGAGTCCTGGTGGTTGTACTTCGCGACCACGTCGGCCTTGCCGCGCGGGTCGTTCGGTGCCCGGTCGAGGTACTTCCGGAAGGCCCCCGGCATGAAACGCTCTTTGAAGCCTCCCAGATCGACGCTCCACTTGTTCCATGGGGGAGCCATGCCGACGATCACGGGCCGGCCGTCGTCGCGGGTCTCCAGGCGGAGCTCGACATCGGGGTCGGCAGACTGCGACAGGTAGCGGGTCTCGATCTGGTTCGACATGGTCAGTCCCCTTCGGTCTCGATCGGCGTGGCCGACAGTTCCGACACCCGCTTCCCGACCGTGAACTCGGTCGGCTCGTCGTCGAAGTACACGCGGACGCTCGCGGCCGGCTCGGCCGCGGTGGCGGTGATCGCGTAGGGCGAGCCCTCGACGCCGAGGACGCCGTCGGTCATCAGGTGCTCGATCACGCCTTCGCCGCCGGCCCAGTAAACGCGCTGCCCGAGGCGGAAGCCGCCGGCCTCGGTCACGTCGTCGCCCGGGGAGTCGTCGGTCGTCTCGCCGGTGTCGTCGGCCTCGTCGTCCGGCATGTCGTCGGCCGGCTCGGTGACGGCGGCGGGCGGCTCGCCCCCGGCCGCCCCGGCCTGGGCGGCCGCGGCGTCGAGCGTCGAGAACCCGAGCTGGACGAACGTCTGATTCGCCGCCGGCGTGTCGAGGAGGTCGAAGTCCTCGCGGTCGCGGATCTCGTTGGGCGTGATCGCTCCCATGTTCCAGAGCGACTGATACAGGGCCGCCCGGCCCGCGGTGTCGGCCCGCAGGATGCCGCGGGTGTCGAGCTTCGCGTAGACGTTCTCGCCGTAGACCGGCTGGAGCGCCATGTCGACGGGCGACTCCATGCGGCGGGCCCAAGGCAGGAGGCACCAGACCTGGGCGGAGAGGTGCTCCTGCTCGACGGTCGAGTATTTGTTCATCTTCGCGTCACCCAGGAGCGTGGAGGGCACGCCCCAGTGACGGCACACGTCGGGCAGGATCGCGTCCCGCAGCTCTTGGAACTGCGACGCCTCCATGCTGTTCGACTCGATCGGCTTCAGCCGCGTTTTCTTCGGCAGGACCGCGGCCTTCCCGCGGTTCTCGGCCCCGCCGTAGGCCTGGTGCAGCATCTCCCGCAGGGTGTCGACCGCGGCGTCGGGGACCTTCTCGTCCGTCTCGAGGACCATGTCGGGCCGCGCGGAGTTGCTCCAGAACGCGGTAGCCGCGGTGTCGAGCTGCCGCGCGAGGTTGATACTCGTCGCGTTCATCTCGGCCGGGGCGTGTCCGACGATGCCGTTGTCGGAGATCCATCGCCAATGGAGCACGGGCCCGGGGATCGGCTCCCACTGGCCTTTCTCGGTCCAGAACTTGTAGGTCAGCGAGTAGTCGACGGCCGACTGCTCGACCTTCACCCGGGACGGGTGGAGGGGGATGAGCTGCGTCATCCACCCGCGATCACCCGAGACCACGCGGGCGTAGCCGTTGCCGTGGAGGGCGGTCCAGTAGGCCTGGAGGACGTAGAAGTCCCAGGCCGACTGCCAGTTGTTCGGCCGCTTCCGCAGCGTGTAGGCGCAGGGGAGGTCGGCCTTCTCGCGGCGGCCGTCGGGCCGCTCCTGCATGATCTGCATCGGGCAAATGCCGACGGCCTGGGCGATCCACCGGACCACGCCGAAGATCGCCGACACGCGGACCGCGGTCTCGGGGCCCACGACAGACGGCAGGATGTCGCCCCACGTCCCCGGCACCGGGAGCGTGGTCCGTCGGATCGAGATCACGCGCGGGGCCGCGGCGGCCTTCGCCGGGGTCCGGCGTCGGCTGCCACGGCCTCCGGGGGTGGCCGGGCGTTTTCTGGGGCTGGGCATGCCCGCCAGTTTCCCCCGGCGGCCCCCGGCAGAATCTCGGCTATAGGAGTCGGATCTTCCAGTCGTCGAGGTTCGCGGCCTCGCCGGTGTCCTCGTCGGTGGACGCGAGAGCGAGCGCGTTCACGAGAGCCGCGATGCCGTCGATCTTCTCGTTACTCTTCGCCTTGTCGGGCTTGATCATCCCTGTTGGATCCGTGTAGACGCAGACGTTATTGGCGTTGAACGTCGCGACGGGGTTCCCGCCCGTGCGAAGCCGGCCCTCGACGACCAGGGCCTCGAGCAGCTTGCAAGACGAGTTGAGGTAGGCGGTCCGCTGCGGGATGTCCTTCGTCGTGATCCCCTCGCGCTGGAGGAGCGTCTCCAGGGCCCCGGCCTGCCACGGGTCGCAGCCCACGGCCTTGATCTCGTGGGCCTCGCCGAACGCGATGATGTCCCGAGCCACGGCCTCGTGATCGAGCCGGTGGCCGTCGGTCACGGTCACCCATCCGTCGCGGATCCACGCGTCGTAGGGGATGCCCT